TTTATTATATTATTATTAGAACCTAATTCAAAAAATATTGCAATTATGCTAATTAAAAATATATTTATAAGATAGTAATAAATAGTAACTATATTATCGTTTCGTAAAGAAATCATATCATCTTATATAAGATATCATTTTCTCTTTAATAATATTTTGAAATTTTCTTTGATTTTACTATTATAATCTACTAATACTACTTTTTTCATATGTGGTGACATTTTTTTACAAATAGAAAAATCAAAATAATTTCTATGTAAGTATTCAGCTAATTTATTTGCTACTTTTAATACACTTTTTGGTTTCTGTGTTTTAATAAACCATAAACAAGGAACTTTTAAGAAATCAAAAATAAAAAATAATCTAATATAAAATTCTGGTTTAACCATAGCTGAAGATCCTTCTTTAATACAATCAACAGCTAAGTCACACCATACTTGTTCTTTTGTAGGATCCGGAATATTATTGTAAATACTATATTGAGATATTAATATGATTAAATTTAAAATGTCTTCTAAATACTCTTCTGGAAAATAATCAAATATACGCAATTCAATACCATGTTTTCTAAATTTATTATAGTTAAAATCATAACCAATTGTTTCTGGTGGATTGTAAGGAGAATCTTCATGTAATTTGTTAAAATAGTGTGTTGTGTTTTTATAAACTAAATCATTTAACATTTTTCCTTTAGTCATTTTATTTGAATCAAAAGTTCCTAATCCGATATATCTACTCATTGCTAATCTTAATGAACCTCCGCTATAATCTTTATTTAAAATATGAAAAATATCTGGACTACCATATAATGCAATTAATAAAGGTTCAACCCATTGAATTCCTCTAATTGCATTTGCGTGAACTTCTCTAAATTTGTCATTGTTAGCAATCTCGTTTTTGAAATTTAGTTCTGTTGGTAATGTAATATTAATATGATAAGTTCCATTATTGCATATTGCCAAGTTATTCATATTTGTTTGAAATTTAGCAAAACCAAAATTAAAAGGAGGAAAAATAACTTTATCTTTAAATAAATAATTATTTCCTGGTATTTTATTTAGTAATTGTTTATTTATTTCATCTATGAATGTTTTTTTAGATTTTATTAATTCATCTAATACTTTAGTAACATTTGTTTTATAAAAATCAAATGTCATAAATTCAAAAGTATCACCATCATAAATCATATTTTTATCAAATAATTTATTAAAGACGAAACTTTTATTTTTCAAATACTCATCAATAGTTATTCCTGAAAAATTTGGATTTGGTTCGCCTAATTTTGTATATTTTTTCATTGGTTCTCCGTAATAATCTGTTTTTTGAAACAAATAACCATTTAAATAAATAGGTAAATAAATTTTTTCAGGTAATAATTCTAAAGTTTTATTTAATTTTTCAATATTATAATTTTCCCAGTAATTAACAGAATATCTCTCTCTTTTATGATTTTTTAATAAAAAATTTTTATCAATTTCGTGTAAATTTTCAAACATCAAATATGATTCATTTTCGATTCCAATTCCCCAATATTCTTTATCAAGAGTTTGACTTCCACTCAAATTATCATAAAATTCTATATATTTATAATGTTTTTCTTGGGAATACTTGTATAAATTATCAGATATATCAGTCATTTAAAATAGGATAGATAAAAATGATATATTATAAATAAATTATACTCTAATAATAATGGACTATCATAAAAAATATTTAAAATATAAACGAAAATTTTTAAATCTTATTAAAAATGGAGGTGGTGGTAATGAGAATTTAGATTTTTTTTTAAATTTTAATAATAAGTATGCTGATATAATTAAGAAATATGAAAAATTTAATAATTTTAATTTAATTAATATTCCTATCAAAAGACTTGGCAAAAAGAGTGCAAATGGTGTTGTAAATTTAATTAATTTTAATAATTCTTCAGATACAAATAATTTTTCAACTATTATGAAAACAAGTATAAAAAAAAATACTGACAATGATTATTATGAATTTGTTGTTGGTAATTGTATCAATAAATTTAAAGAATATTATCCAAATTTTGTATACACATTTAATTATATAATTTTAGATAAAGAATTTAGAGATAAGTTTATGGAAGAAGAAGAGTATAATAATATTACAAAACTAGTCGCTAATTCTAAAATTAAATCAATTAATATTAATGAATTGCAAAAAAGTTCTAATATAGGTGAAGGTTGTCTTAATAATGATAGAGCTTCCGTTTTAATTGAATATATTCCAAACAGTTTATCATTTGATAATATTGCTAGAAAAACTAAATTTACAAATAATTTAAACAATGAAATATTTAATTTATTATTTCAAGTATATGGTACATTATATGCATTAAGAAAAATTTATACACATTATGATCTTCATTTAGAAAACGTAATGTTTTTCGAAGTACCTGATAATAAAAAAATGGAAATTATTTATAATTTAAATGGCAAGATATTTAAAATATATACTTATTTTATACCAGTAATTATTGATTATGGAAGGTCATACGTTGATTGTTTAAAAATCGATGACAGTATTTATTCCAAAGTATTTACAGAAATCGCGTGCAGTAATGAATTATGTAATAATAATGAGCAACCCAAATGCAATGCAAAACAGTCTGGATTAGTTATTGAAAAAGATATAAATGATATTTATTCTAAACAAGAAAATTTTCATTATATCAATTTAAGAAATAAAAATGAATCATTTGATTTAAGATATTTACATAATATTATGAATAATGTTGATGAAATAGAAGTTAAAACAGATTATTTAAAATATTTAAATAATGATTGGTTTACAATAGACCCAGCAACGGGAAAGAAAATAAAAAATAAAGAACATTATCCTATAATAAGATTTGGTGTTAAAGAAAATGAAAATAATTTTAAAAATGGAGTTATAACAACAATTGGTGATTGTTTTCAATGGCTTACAATATTTCATAAAAAAATAATTGTTGGTGATGTTACTAATTTATACGGTACTATCAATATTAATTTAAATTTTGAAACCAGAGAAAAATGGAAATTTACCCCTAAAATTTAATAACCTAAATAATTTAATTCTTCCAATGTTAATGCATTGTAAAAATTTAATGTATCATTTGAATTTATGAATGATGATAATACAAGAGCTCTACCTATTCTTGAATTAATATTATTAAGAAATTTTTTGTATTCAGTTGTTTCTTTAAATTCATCACATAGTTTGTTTAATGTCTTGGTTTTATCAAGAATTTTAGAATTCAACATTAGAGAGTCAATAATATATCTATTGCATTCAAAATTTTGGTCAATATTATAATATCCTAATTTTTTTAATGAATGAATTATTTGATTACTACCATTTATATTCATTAGTTCATCTCTTTTATAATAAGTATCAACTATATAATTTTTATTAGTAGCAAGCAACTTATCGTCAATTGTTAATTTATTTAAAGCATCGTTAATTGAATTCATTAATAATGAAATAATTCAATAAATTATAATTTTGACAATTTTTTTTATTTTTAATAAAAAGAAATTAATAAATTTAATTTGTTCAAAATTAGAATTTGACAATTTTTCCTATTATATTATAATGCCTGTAGAAAAATGTAAAAGAAAGATTGTTGATAAAGTTATGAAAGAATTTGAACAATTACAATTAAAACAAAGAGATGAAACAGTTGTTACAAATAGTAAACAAGCTATCGCAATTGCATTATCTAAAGCAGAAGATGAATGCAAATTATCATCATCTGATTATAAAGAAATGGAAATGAAAGTTATTACTTTTTTAACTTCAAAACCTTCTAAAAAAATAGTTTTTTCTAGAATAATAGAGACTAAACATATAATTGAACATTATGCAAAAAAAAATAATATTAAAAAAGCTAGAAAATACGAAATTGAATTATGGCATTATTTAATAAGCTGTGTTTCAAAAGGATTAGAAATATCAGAAAATATTTGGGACCAATTAAATGAAATAAAAAATATAGATTATAATAGAAATAAATAAATATAAAATAATTTTCTAATTCTAATTATATTTATAATGAAACATTTAATAATTTTTTTAATAATTATTTTAGGAATATTAATAATAAAATGTGCTTCTAGTGAGGTAGAACATTTTAAACAAACATCAAGTCCATATACTATGCCTCAAGTTAATTTGAAACATTCGTATCAAATAGAAGACAGAGGTGCTTTTGCCACTACTAATTATAAAAAAGGAGACATTATAGAAATATGTCCTGCTATTTTACAAAATACAGAAGAAGCTCAAGGAAAAGTTAGAGACTACCTTTTTAGATACGATGATGATTATTCATTAATTGGTTTTGGTTATTGTTCAATGTATAATCATTCTGATGAACCAAATGCTTCTTGGCATGTATTAAATTCAGAAAAGATTAGAGTTAAAGCAACACGCGATATTGATATTGGTGATGAAATATTTGTTTCATATGGTGATGATTATTGGAGCACTAGAGAAGATGCAAAAAAGAATTAAGAAGACATAATAAAAATATATATTAGAAGACGCATAAAATAAAAAAAATAAATAATTTTAATTTAATTATAAAATTAAATTAAGATAAATTAATTCTAATAACTATTAAATGGAAAAAGATACTGAGTATGATTATATAATTGTTGGCGGTGGACCTACTGGTATGTCATTAGCGTGGTTGTTTGGTTCTAAAAATAGTAAAGTATTATTAATTGAAAGAGACCAAAATTTAGGTGGTTGTCACAGGGTTCAACGTGTTGATGGTTATTTTAGTGAATACGGTCCTAGAGTTTATTCAAATTCATATATAATGTTTATAGAATTATTAAAAGATATGGATATTGATTTCTTTCAAATTTTTACTGAAGCAAATTCTAAGATATCTAAAATTGATAAAGATTCTGTAGCTAGTTTTACTTTTAATGAGAAAAAAAATTTAGCATATGCTTTTATTTATTTAATTTTTAATCCTGACTATGGTAAAAAAATATCAATAAAAACATTTATTGATGAAAATAATTTTACAAATAAATCAAAAGATTATATTGATAAATTTTGTAGATTAACTGACGGTGCTACTAGCGAATTTTATACATTACATCAATTCTTACAAATTTTAAATCAACATTTCTTTTATAAATTATATCAACCAAAATTACCAAATGATAAAGGATTAATGCATTTATGGGAACAAAAATTAAAGGAAACTAAAAATGTAACTATTTCAAAAAATACAATTGTAACTAAAATAAATAACTCGAATAGACAAATTACTAGTTTAACTGCAACAATTAATGGTATAAGTACCGAAATAAAAGGTAAAAAATATATTTTATGCATACCACCCAAACCATTATATCATTTATTAAATGCTTCCAAAGGAATTGAAAAATCATTTGGTGATTTAAAAGAATGGAAATCAAAAAATAGCTATTTTGATTATATACCTATAACTTTTCATTATACTAAAGATGTTGATTTACCTGATATTATGGGTTTTCCTAAATCACCTTGGGGAATTTCATTTATTATATTATCTCATTATATGGATTTTGAAGACGAACCATCTAAAACTGTAATAAGTATAAATATAACATATACTGATGTACCAAATGAAAATGGAAAAACAGTAGATCAGTGTTCAAAAGAAGAAATAATAGAATATGTTAAAAAACAATTACCATATTTTCCAAATCCTGATAAAGTAATTATATCACCAAATGTTATTAGAAGCAATAATAAATGGATTAATATAGATACTGCATATGTTGTTACTACTGAAAATAAATATATTAACAATAACGCAAATGATATAGATAACTTATTTACAGTTGGTATGTATAATGGTAAAAGTAATTATCATTTTACATCTATTGAATCTTCTGTTCAAAACGCACTTGATTTTGCAAAAAAAGAAAATCCTAATTTAAAATATCAATATTCAAAACTAAAGCATTTGGATTTAACAGAAATTATTCATAATTTTATTTTACTTATAATATTTTTAGTAGTATTAATATCAGTAAAACAAATATTTTTTAAAGATGTTAAAGATATAAATGAAGCAAAAAATTGATTAATAATATATTTCATTAAAAACAATCAGTAATTAATGGCTTCTGTAACAAAAATAGTAGAAATGATTGAATATCATTCTAATACATATTTATTGAATATTATTAATTCTGATAATGCATTTAATCCAAATTTAGCTCTTCGAGGTAAATCATTAGTTTCTATAGCTATAATTAATAATAATTTTGATATATTTAGAGCATTAGTTAATCATCCTAAATTTAATCAAAATATACAAATAGGACGAATATTACAACGTATAAGTTTATGTGATATTTATGAAAATAGAAGATATTTAGATGAATTATATAAAATCAACTTTAATTTTGATTTGAAATATTTTTCAATTAGTGAATGTCCAAATATTTTTAACGAAATTTTTGAAAAAATAGATAAATCTGATTTTTCAAAACTTATACAAATGTGTAAATATAGTATATCTAATTTTGACACTTTTAAAATAATATTTAATTACTTAGTAGAAAATTTTCCTACACAAATGACTAAAGAAGTCATTGATAATGCTTTCTTAATATCTATTTATAATGGTTCTACTAATAATAATAATATAATTGCATTTATTGATTTGATTAAAAGTTCAAATTATGATATTTTAAAATGTTTGAACAAAAATGTACCATATTATTTACATCATAATATTTATAGAAATAAAGACCATTCTAAAATTGTATTAAATTATTTGAAAGGGCAAATTGCTAATAAATATAATGATTTATTTGATGATATTTTAGGTTATTTAGATATTACTACTGAATATACTCGTTGTATTGTATTAATGAATTTTGCTAATTCTATAATTACTTGCTTTGATTCATATAAAGAATTATATTTATCAATTAATAATGATAAACACAATAAATCAATTATAAATATGTTCTTTGAAGATAGAATTTTGAAAAGATGGAATTTTTACGAAGGAATAACTTTAAAGTTTATTGATATGTTATTTGTTAAAGGTATAATTACAACTAATCCATTTGAAAAATTAAATATTCAAACTATAACATTTATGAAAACTATGATATTACAATATCAACCTCATAATTTAGTTAATATTAAAACAGGAATTAAGAATATTATATTAAGATGTATACACTTTGGATTTAAACCAACGCCTAATATGAAAGAATTATTACCACTTGTATTTACACCTGAAGAATTACCAAATATTGATACTTTAGCTAAAGCTATTGTACCTCATAGTTTTATAACAGTTGCAAAGAAAATTAGTGTTAAAAAGAAGAAAGAAGATATTAAAGTTTAGGCTTATTTTAAAAAATTGAATATTTAATTATTTATCTACTATTATAATTTGGGTATGCTGGCATTTCTCAATTACCTCAACAATATTACTACTAACTTTAAGCCTATTATGTCTATGAATTATAGATGTAATAACTGCGGTATGATTGGCGGTCATAGCGATATGTGTGGCTAAGCTATCTATCTAATTATACCGTAAATAAAGGCATATATTGTAGCTATTGCTAATAATATTCATTTATACAAAAAAAATTGAAAAATTTTTTGCCTGAATGTTCCTAATATTTCAAGTCTATTAGCCGATAGCGGCCCTCAACGGGCTGTATTCAACGTCACTGACGGGCTAGAGCAAGGGGTGTGAGTCGTCCGACTTGCACTCATGTAACTCGTTTGAGCGTATACCCTCTGTGCACGCACATGGTAAACATCTATATCCTTAAAAGTTCAACGTTGATGTTGTCTAAAAACTTTAAAGGTACTTGGTGTTCGCTCATCGATAGTCGCTTGTATCACCCTCGTGGTGCAAGTAAGGCAAACGGAGTCGGGGCACGTTAGCACGTGTTCAAAATCCGTGGTTCGGGCCAAAAACCTGAATTGTAGTACAGCTGAGGGCAGAGTTATAAAGAGTAGACGTTGGCGGTGAAGGTGGCCATCGTGTCACTGAATCTGCTTTCGAAAACTTCAGCTGAAGTCGGTGCTGATTGGGAGGCTTCGGCCTCTTGACACCATCGACGGAAGCTTGGTCGTCCTGTGTGAGGAGGCCAACGTGCCTTCCTCCCTTGAT